ATGAATTTCGACCAAGCCAAATCCCTCCGGCTCCAGCGATGGCGCGCGACTCTCGACGACCAGGACTTCCGCATGCAAAACCCCGAGGCACACCGGGAAACGCTTCATCAAATGGCTGCTGCCCTGAATACAGAGGGACTGATCGATCAGCTTGAGCAGTTCGACATGAACGAGATGGCAGACGCCGCCTATTGGCATTCTGTAGAAGAGCTGCAAAACTCGCCGGGCCAGTACCGCGGAGCGTCGAGCTACGATGTCTTGCAGGTCGACACCGGAAGGCTACTTGGGCACATCAGCCGGTCGATCTTCACCTTCGAAAGCGACGAACCACGCGGTGCCTCCTTTCCCTACGACGGCAAGGTTTATTCTAGTGCGGACGGGGTGCGGCTGACCTTAGGGCTTTCCCGCAAGATTGGGACAATCTCGGGCCTGATGTTGGAACTGAATGGGCGCCGGTACCAGCTGGTTGAGACCGAACGGGTCGTTCGCGGTGTTGATTACAAGCCAATGGATGATCCATACGCTTACCGCGCTCTGGTTGATGTTGCGCAAGTCGCCCAGGAAGAGCGCGACCTACACGCCTTTGAAAAGGTGCGCCCCCACATCGAGTCGGCGGCTTTTTGCATGTGCCCCACCTGCCTCGATCGATTTGATGCGCGTGATGACTGCCCAACTTGCACCGGAAAAGGTTTTGTGACGAAGTCGGCACCGACGGGTCTACGCTGAAGGAACCATGCGAGGAACGGGCAATGTGTGGACGGCTAACCCAGTACAGCGGCATTCACGACTTCGTAGCGGCGCTCAGCATGCCCAACGCTCTAGTCAACTCGACCGGCGAACAACCGCTCGAGCGCTACAACGCCGCGCCGACAGCGCAGCTCGCCCTCTTCCATCAGGAAGGACAGTTCTTGCACGCGGACATGGTTCGGTGGGGATGGCGACCGCACTGGGCAAAAGACCGCGCCGCACCGATCAATGCCAGGGTCGAGAAAGTCGCCCACGGCCCGTTCTTCCGCGCAATCTGGCCACACCGGGCGATCATCGCGATAAACAACTGGTTCGAGTGGGTCGACGAAGGCGGACCGAAGAAGCAGCCCTATCTGATCAGGCACCGGGACCAGTCACCAATCCTGTGTGCCGCCATCGGCCAATACCCGAACGAAGAGCACGATCCGGGCGAGCATGACGGCTTTGTGATCATCACAGCCGACAGCGCCGGGGGAATGGTCGACATCCATGATCGGCGGCCGGTGGCACTCTCACCTGAACTAGCTAGGGAGTGGTTGGACCCGGCAACACCGAAAGAGCGCGCCGAACAGATGGTGCTGCATCAGGGCGAACCAACAGAGGTGTTCGAGTGGTTCAAGGTTGACCGGGCCGTAGGGAATGTCCGGAACCAGGGTCCGGACCTGATCAAGCCGGTCGATTGATCAGCTGTGCGTCAGCGTTTTCAAGCGCTCCACCAAAGCGGCTTCGAAAATGATGTAGAGCCCTTCAGCATCGCCGGCTCGTAAAGCCCCGCCGGTTTCCAGCCCAAGCACGAAGCCATCCGCCCGTGCTCCCGCCTTCAGCGCGATGATCATCGAATCAGCCCGAACGATTTGCGCAAGCAACCGATCCGCCTCTCGTTTCTGCTTGTCGCTCAGCACCACGCCTTCCACGTCAGCCACCTATTACCTTCACTACGACATCCAATACATGACAGCAAGAACGACTGAAACCCAGATAATCGTCATCACAATTGAGTAGCCAGCCAGTTGCTTGTCCATGTGCCCGCATCATCCAGATCGAACATAAATGATGGTTTACTGGTGCTCACCTCGCAACAATAGCGCTGAGCCATCATTTAGCGCGCGGATATAGGCCTGACACGCCTGCAGCGCGATCAATCCCCGATCACCGGTGTCGGTGATGGCGATAATTCGTTGAGCATGCGCTGGGTCAAGTCGGGCTCGTACGGCTGCATGATCCACGCCGCCGGCGCCAGCGGTGGCTGGCACACCACAGCCTTTAGCAGTGTCGGTTGCGTCGAGGAGGACTGACAGCCGCAGATCAGAAGTGGCAAGGCGATCGCGCAGGCGATCTTGGTCACGTTGGGCATCGGTCATTTTCCTGAAGTGGGTTTGCTCACTGGACGCCAGCTTCTGCTCGAGCACCAGCCGCTTGTCCTGCTCGGCCTGCTGGGCGGTCGCCGCGGCCTGAGTCAGTTGATTGAGGGTTTCCGAGTGCTGCTGGGCTTGCTCGGCCAACCGCTGACCGTAGCGCCAGTCCTGAAACTGCCAGGCGCTGCCGGCGCCAATCAGCACCAGCGCCAGCGCGACCACCGCTTTCCACGGAACGGACATCACGGCACATCCTTAAAGAAGACGTGCCCGCCCAGCTTGAGCGTTTGCTTTGCTCTCGACGCCCAGGCCGGCGCCTTAATGCTGGTGGCGTAGTAATGCGTGGCGCCGCTGGTGGGGTCCGGCACCTTGCCGTCGATCACCTGGTCAGCAGCGATCCGGCATTGCGCCAGCTCGCGAAACTGGATTTCCTTCACGCCGATCAGGAACTGATAGTTCGGGTCATTCTTGTTCCAGCAGCTGAACTGGTAAGGCTTTTGGCAAACGCCCGCGTAGCCCTCGCCCCACCACGAATTGGGCTTGCCGTCGAACACACGGTTGCGGATTGTCCAGGCCACGGCAATCTGCCCAGCCGTACCTTCGCCGCGTGCCTCACCCCAAAGCGTGCGAGCAAGGATGTCGCGGTCTTTATCGGTTGCAATCATTACTTTTCTCCAGGCAAAAAAATACCCGCTCAATGGCGGGTTCGGCGCTGTTCGGTGGATCTATTGCGCGTGTGACTTCAGCTCTTCAATTTCAGCCTTCAAGGTTTTGATTGCCGAAACCAGGTATGGAATCAGCCCCGTGTAATTAACACGCCAAATGTCCTGTTCATTTTCCGAATCCGCTGGAGTGACCAACAACGGCGTGACATCGAAGAGCTCCTGAGCGATTACACCGACTTCGTGATGCGGATAGTCCTCCGAGTCGAGGAAGTCCCGACGGTCGAACTCGACAGGACGAATCTGCATTATTCGCTCAAGGCCATCAAGAATCTCGACATCGTTTTTTTTCAATCTCCGGTCGGAACCCTGTGAAACCGCGCCCGGTACGTTCAGATTACCCGTGTAGGTGTAGTACATAGTCGGGCCGCCAACGGTGTTGTTACTGTTGACAGATCGCCATGTGAAACCGCCATTCCCGCCTCCCTGGTTGCATATAAAATCGGCGGTACCAGACGCTCCCACAATTCCGGTATTCCACATTAGCCACAGACCTTGGGCATTGGCGTTGTTCGAACCGTTGATTTTCGCCGAGTTCAAACCGGTCAAATTTATGATGTCGGTATTGTTTCCCGCCGAAGCTGCTCCAAGGTTTGCCCGAGCGGAAGCTGCGTTGTTTGCAGCGGTCCCGCCCTGCGCGACGGTGATAGCTTTCGTTAACCCATTCAGCTCTGTGATGTCGCTGTTAGCCCCTTTCAATGCACGACCAGTGATCTGCGCTTGGAGCTTTCCCATCGCCGCCAGAACGGTGTCGGTCGCAGTAATAACCGTTGACGTAGCCGCGCTCAAGCCAGTCAACACCGACTGCAACACTCTGGCCCCGGTGAAGTATTTATTCGTCGCGCCTTCAGGCACCACATCTGAATCCAGCGTTTCCGACCCAGTGCCCCCCTTGGCAACGGGCAATATGTCGTAATTGCCGGTTGTGCCGAGTGCCGCCAGCTTCTCGCCGTAGTCATTGAGGATGGCACGCACCTGATCGGACAGATCCTTCTGATAGCCCTGTACCGGCATGATCGAATAGAAGCCGCCGGCCGCTGTTGGACCTTCGTAGTTCGGAGAAATCGACAGCGCGGTATTGCTGGCGATGTTCGTCACCTCGTACCAGCGGCCATCTGGCCCGCGGAAGCCGTCGCCGACCCGGCTGTTGGCAATGAATGCTGTGCCCGTTCCTATCACCGCGTTGGAATTTTGGGTGACAGAAACCGTCCCGGTTTTGTACCAAGGCATGGCGTGTTCCTATTGATTGGGTTAGACCGCCTGCTTCGCGAAGACTGCCGGCAGGAAGAAGGCGAATGGATTGTTGGCTGCAATCGTTACCGCGTAGAGCGTGTTTCCAGAGAAATCCCATGTGCAATACAGCTGCCTTGGGATCGGCCCGCCAGAAACCATGGTCATTCCGAAGTTATTGATGAGCATGAATTCGTTTTGGGGAAAGCTGAACGGCACAGAATAATAATTTCGGTACAGACCCTGGTCGTCCTGATCCGATTTAACGTATGTCCAGCTCTGGAAAGACCGCGTAAATGTGGCGTTGGGCGTTCCGGAGTCGAACAGCATTTTTCCGGTCCCGTCCCAAAGCCGCATGCCGTATTGGGCAACAGCTTGCGCCGCGAACGCTCCCACAAAATAGCGCCCATTCGGCTGAGCAGTTGCGCTGCTGTAAGTCCGAACATAGAACCCGGTCCAGTTTCCGGCTGATCCTATCAACCGCATATTGCTCAGACCTGCAATCAAAGCGCTGTTGTCAGGCCGGACAAACACCAACGGCGGCTCTTGGGATGTCACTGGTCTCGCGAAGTAAGTTGTTGATCCCATGCCGCCTTCTTCAGTCGGCGCATATCTTCCACTGGCAATGACCATCAACCGGGCAAACTCCGAATCGATGGTCACCACGTTGCTGTTGTTTGTGAATTGAAGGCCGTATCCCGCCATCAGTTGAACCTCATCACGATCAGTCTCATCGTCCCTGAAGCGATCGTACTGGCGTACCCCCGTGTGTGGTTGTAGACCCTTGCCACATTGTCGACGAGCTCAGTCTCGAACTGCTGTTGTTGGCTGGTGTACGTGCCGATGGGCACGACAATCGCACAACCGTTAGCTGGCCCAACGCCGGGGACCGAAAAGTCCTGGTTGGTCTTCGCCGCGTTACTGAAGGTCACCAGCGTCGAAAGCACCACGCGGATGGTGAAAGAGTTCTCATCGACCTGGAGAGCACCGTCGGCGCCCCAAATCCGCATTCCATGTGCCATTGATCACCCCAAATAGCCGAGACGAACGCGCAGTACGTTGTTGGCGTCATAAACCGAGACGTTGAACGAATTGATCACCAATCGCCCCTGTCCAGGGACAATGCCATTGATCTCAAGTGTTCCGTCTTTATTGAGAATCCAGCCTTGCTGGCCGGCGATGTAGTTGGTTGAGCTGATGTAGCTGCCGATCTTGGCGTTAGTGATAGTGCCGTCGAGAATGAAGGCGGATTGCAAAAACGCCTGACCGCCCTGAACTGCAAACGGCACGGACAAATTGCCGTTGATCCCGTTGACGATGGCGAAGCGATCGGCGCTGACCAAAAACTGGCTTTGCAGCCCGGCCGCCGTGTTCTCGATACCCAGTCCGATACCGGCAGCAACGTATTGCCCTTGGGCGTTGACCTGCATCTTCACCGACCACATCGTGTTCAGCTTGCCGGCCGTGTCCGCGTAGGCTGTGGAAGTCTGCTGAATCGCAGCCGAGTTTTGCCCGACGGAAACATTCAACTGGTCAATCTTCGTCGCAGTCGCCGATTCGTTCGTGGCAACGACCTCTTCAAGCTCAGTGATGTTCGCCGCGTTCTCTGCGATTTTTGCATCGAAGGTCGTTACGCGCCTTGCCATTGCCTCGTTCTCGGAGGCGCGAACCTTCGATTCCGATGCGAGCGACGCGGTGCTGGTATAGCTTTTGATCGCGTCTGCAAGATCACCAGCGCCATCATCGTCTCGATAGGAGGCACGCAGGGCTTCGAAGGCCGTTGCCTGCGCCGTGACCACGCCATCGAGTTCAGTGATCTCGGCGGTGTTGGTCGCGACCTGCTGGGCAAGTCCATTTGCCGTCTCAACGGTCTGGCCAACGTCGAGCCAATAGGCAGGGTTCGGCGGAGGCGTGTCTTTCGGCACCGGACCAGTAGCCTGGTAGATGCGCTTGCCCTGCACCACAAGGTCGTACTCTTCATAGGTGGCTTCAGGGTCATAGCCCTTCAGTCCGTCGAGCGCATCGATCTGAGCCTGAAGGCCGGGGATCTTGTCGATTTCGTCAAGAAGGTCTTGGCCCAGTTCAGTGCGGCCGATCTCGCCGGCGATCATCTCCAGAATTGCCGCCGCGTCCGCGCTCGACTGCCCCTGCACACCCATGCCGATCGGATACCACGGCCCGATGTTGCCGATTTTGTCGACGATCCGTCCCCAAAAGTAGAACGTCACGCCAGCGCGCAGGCCGAGCATGGAGAAGTCACTCTGCGGATACGCCAGGTCTGTCAGCTTCGTGGCCGCATCAAGCTGCGTCGTGGGTCCATACCAGATTTCAGTCCGCTGGCTATCCTCAGCGCCAGCAGGGAAGCCCCATTTCAGATAGATGCCGAACAGCAGCGGCGTGGCCGTCAAATAGCTGAGCGCCGGCGGCAGCCCCTGCTTACCCTTCAGGTTGGTCAGGATCGAGTTGCGCCACTGCGACGAGATGTCGAATGCACTCACCGCACGCACCCGGGCCACGTAGGCGCCGGCGTAGATGCCGACCACGTCCACGTTGGTCATGCCGGTGCGCTGCAGTTTGATCCAGTTGCCGCTGTCCTTGCGCCATTCCACGTCATAGCCGACTGCGCCATCAACGGCGGGCCAACTAATAGTCATCGTGGCTACCGCCAGCCCCTGCACCACCGACGACGTCGATGTGAGGCTCACGCTCGCCGGCGCCGGTACGACGGTGATCGGAATCACGCTGATCGGTCGCTCTTCCAGGCGCGCGCCGGTGTCGATGTGCGCGAACTTGCTCGGCTCGAACTGCAGCGCACTGATTTCGAAGTCGCCCTCGGTGGTGCGCTTGGTGCGCAACACGCGGTACAGCGGGATCGCCAGATCATCGGCGTCGAGCGCCCATTGCAGTTGCGCGACTGGAGGCTCGCTGTAGGCGACAGTCACCGTCACCGCGCGGCCGTTGACGCTCTGCACGGTGCGCCCTTCGGCGCGGCCGCCCGGCAGGTTGATGATCAACCGATCACCGGCCTTGGCCTGGGTATCGCGATCGAGCGTGATCACCCGCCCCGCCACAGCCGAGATCCGCCCGCCAACTTCACGGCCCGCGAGCAAAGAATCAGCCACCGGAATGATGTGTCCCGGCAGCGGAATCACGCCCTCCATGCCGGTCTTGAACGATACGGTGCGGTCTTGGTTGTTGCTCAAGATCGCCCACTTGCCGCGGCGCTGGGCCTCGGAGGCGCGGGTGCAGCCAATGGCACTCAGCTCGGTCGGCCGGTCGCCATAGCGGCGCTGAAGATCCAGATCCGCAAACGGTATGACGTCGGTGTCGTAGTTGTTCGCTGGGTTGTCGTAGCTCACCAGCGCCCGGGTGTACCGGGTTTTAGCCGAGGCACTGCCGTACGAAAACTTGCCGTCGATGACGTTGGCCCGGGTGAACACGTAGTCGAAGTCCTGCGCACGCGGCATGTCGGCCTGCATCACCAGCTGCCCCTGCGCCCAGTACGTCATGCCCCGGTAAATCGCTGAGATATCGCGCAGCAGCGACCAGGCATCAGCCTTTCCCTGCAGGTTCATGTCGCAGAGGAAGCGCGGTTCCTGACCGCCGAGGCCGTTCGGCACCAGCTGGTCGCAATACTGGGCGATCCGGTACAGCTCCCACTTGTCGACCATGAACGGCTTGATGCGCTTGCCCAGGCCGAAACGGTCTTCAGTGCAGATGCCGTAGGTGATCCACGCCGGGTTATTGGTCCAGGCCGACTTCATCGAGCCGTCCCACGTCCCGGTGTAGGTGCGCTGAATCGGGTCGTAGTTGCTCGGCACCATCCAGCGCCGTGCCTTGCACTTCACGGTCACCGCCGGAATGTTGGTGAACTGCTCGGCGTCGAACTCGATGTAGAGGAGCGCGGTGTTTGGGTACCGCAGCTTGGCGTCGATGACTTCGGTATACCCGGCCACCAGCATGGTGTCGGCGACCTTGTTGCTGTTCTGGTTCGGCGTCAGGCGGCGCACACGGATCTGCCAGCCCGTGGTTGCAGCCGGCAGATCGATACGGCGCGAGCGCTCGTAGCGCGTGGTGGTCTTGCCGTCGACGGCGTCCATCAGCACCTGCTGATACGCGCCGCCGTCGGTGGCCACGTCGATCGCATATTCGATGCGGTAACCGCCGACATTGCCCTGATCATCGGAGCTTTGCAGCGCCGGCCACGCCAAACGCATGCGCACGGCGGAAAGCTGGGTGTTGGTGATCGAGCGCACCCACGGCGAATCGCTGCGCAGCTCAATGTTCAGTGAGGTCTCGTTCTCCACGGACGGGATGCCGGGGATATAGGTCTGGTCCACCGAGCCCGGGCGCCAGTCCCACTTCACGTTCGAGAAGTTGTAGTTACCGCTGGCATCGCGGATCGGCGTGTTGTCCAGGTAGATGTCGTAATCGGTTGGAACGCTGTCGAACTCCCCCTCGCCCAAGGCGATCAGCAATTTCGCAAGGTTGGTCGAGCGCAGGCTATCGCTGGCTTCGACCGGCGATTTCGGCTTGCTGCTGCCGCCCTTCTCGCCATGGATCTCGATCTGTTGCGCTGCGCCCATGCTTTCCTCCAGGCATAAGAAAACCGCCTCCTGGGCGGCCTAATGGCATCTCTGTAAAAGTCGTGATGATAGAATTCGCATGCTGAGCCCTCCTACGATGAGGCGCTCGACTCAGTCATCAAGGAAATAAGTGCTGATGAAAAAAGCTCCAACTTGGCTACGAACAATCCTTTCGCTTCCGGTGTACGCAATTTCAGCCGTGTTGTGGATTTTCACTGCATACACAATCATCACCTCTTCGGTAAAAATGCTCTCCAGATATGTAACGCCCCAACAGATTGGCCAGGGATTGGCCGAATTGCTTTTCGCCCTAGTGTTTGCCGCAGTTGGTAGCGGGTTATGGATGCTTGCTAGATACATTCGGACCTCAAACTTTAAGAAGCAACCTCGCCCTTCCGCCTCCCCCCAGCCATAAACTTTTTACACTTTGTCTTCAGCCAGGATCGAGGCCGAGATGATCATCCCGCCCCACCGGCGCTCGCCGATGCAGATCGGTACCGGGTTGCCGCTTGCCGTGGTGTTCTTGGCGCTGCCGAAGGCGTAGGACGGAGCATTCTCAGGAGAAGCGCTTTGAGAAAGTCCCTTGGCCTGTGGGCTGAGCATCTGCACGACGCCGCCAGCAACGAGGGCAACCCCCATTTGGACGGCCCAAGTCTGGCCGAAATAGGTGCCTGCGACGATTAGCACAGCTCCAATTACTGTCTGTAATAGACCTGCACGCTTACTCCCGGAAATCACTGGGACAATTCGAATCTCTTGGGCTCCGCCGAGACCGAAATCTTTTTCAGCTACGTTTTTCCGGTTTCTGAAAATCGCAAAGCGCATCCCTTTGCGCTCAAGATCTTTAATGGCGCCTTCGAATCCTTCAATAGTGCACTTCAACGCTTTGAATGCCTCGCCCACGGATTTGCTGCCAAGCTCGCGGTGATGGACACGACCAAACAGCTTGATAAGCGGCCCTGAAAGAAGAATGGTCGTCATGGCTGGGTTGTTACTTGCCGTCGCTGCCACAGTTTTCTCCGGTCATAAAAAAAACCGCCCGTAGGCGGCTTTGTCATTGCATCGTGGGTGATAAATCCATGCTCATGGATGAGTCGATGGATATCCTGAATTTCTTGGTGGCACCAGCCTTTATGTTGGCTTCCCGCTCTTTAAGTCCGCTGCCGCATGACGATGCACCGACGATGTGCTCACCGGCGGTGACGTAGAACTTTGCAGTTTCACCAGAACCAATCTCGGCAGCTTTTCGCCCGTCGATGCTCACGGATGTGTTGCAGCCGCCACCAACAAAGCCGGAATCACGGGTAATGATCAATACAGCATCACCGGAGGCCGGCTTCTGATATGCGAACAGACGCGAGCTCGGCACAGGGTCAGCCTTTCCAGAAGGCACCGGCGAAGTCGCACACCCAGCCAACAACGCTACTGCCAATGCTCCTACGATCAATTTCATGCAGGTCACTCCTGTGGAAATGGCCACGATATCACCGTGCGTCCTTGTGGCGCAGCACCAGGCGCGTGCGGTCGAGCCACGGTCCGCCGAAAACGATGACCTCGGTGGGTCTGCCGTACAGGTGGTGCAGCAGGAACGGGCCGGGGCCGAAGGTCGCTGCGTCGTCGCCGGGCAGCGCCGGATCGGCGCCGAGAAAGATCCCGGCATGATTCGGGTAAACCGTCCGCCCTACTTCCATGACGATCATGTCGCCACGCTGCGGCTGGTCGACTCGGTAGAAGCCGGCGGCCTCGTAGTTCACCTCGTAAAGGCTGGCGTTGTCCTTGCTCTCCCACCAGCCATCTGCGCGTTTGAAGGCCTCGAACTCAAGCCCCCATTCGCGCTTGTACCAATCCGCGCAGACCTGCCAGCAGTCCCAGGCGCCGTGTACGAAAGGCCGCTTCAGCAGCGGCACCTCGCCGGCCGGTGTGATGGTTCGCAGATCGCCCTCGGGCCAGCTCAGGATGTGCCAGGGCAACGCCGTCGCTTCACACATTGCCAAATCGCGCGGCGAAGGCCTGCTGGTGGCGTCCGGATGCGAATGAACTACACCAATCACCTCGCCGACGTCCTCTGCCGCTGCGTATTGCTCCGGATCGATTCGAAACTCTTCGTTCGGCTCGGTAGAAACGTTGCGGCACGGGTAATACTGTTGCTTGCGACCCACCGCCAACAAAAGACCGCAGCATTCTTTCGGATACTCCGCAGCCGCGTGCACCTGGATCGCGTTCAAAATGTGTTTGCGCATGTCAGTTCCGTGCGATCAGCGAAACGGCCGGGAAGCCGCCGAAAGGCAGCGGATTGCCCTCGCCGAAGCGCGGGATGCAGCCCCTGCCCAAGGTGGCGTCGCACTCGTCCAATTCCGGGTTATCGGTGACGACACCATCCTTGGTCACGTACGGGCCGGTGTATCCGCAGCTCGGCCCACGATAGCCGCCTGTGAGGCACCAGTGGCACAGCGTCGTGGCCTGCCGCCCAATAGACTCGTTGCCAACGTCTCCCGGGCTTGCCAGCTCCCAACTGACGTTTTCCCCGTCCTCGTTCGTTTTCTGGTCGATGTACCAGACCTCGATCGTTTCTTGGGTTGGGTCTGCCGTTGGATTGCCGGCCGGGAAGTTCGCCGCGTCGAGGTAGCTGCCGAGCGTATGCCGCATCGTCAGCTTGAACTCGAGTAGATCCTCGAACGCCAGACAGAGCGCAGTGATGCGGCCGTTGACGTTGCCAACCGAGAGCGTGGGGCGAACTGCCGTGCCGTCGCCGTTCGCCTCGATGCCGTCGATCTGCATCGGCCAGGCGCTGTACTCGTTGCCCTGCCAGTAGATGGCCTTCGCCGGTAGCTGATCTGCATTGTCGCCGGCGGCAATCAGTTCGGCTGCCGTGTGCGGAATTGCGTGCCCATGAAAGCGCAGCACGTCCGCACCGTAGTCCGTGCCGTCCAATTCAAAGAGCAGAACTTCACTGCCAGGCTCAAGTACCTGGATGTCACTGATCAGCGGCATGATTGCCCCTTATGGTTGGAATGCCCGCTCGAATGTAGCGGTGAGTTTGAATACTCCGCCGCCCATTGGTGTGGGAGCCGGATTTTTGCAGGTGAATAGGCCGAGCTCGCCGAGCGGAGTTGTCCAGAGGAACGCCTTCGCCCCCGCGTGCCGGTCGAGGAACGCCATAATCTCCAGCACCTTGGCCTTCTGGCCGGCAAAGGTGATCGGGTAGGAGTCCTCTTTGTTGTTCGGGCCGTCGCCGACGTTCTGCGCGTAGCCATTGCCGAACTTCGAGGTGCGCACCCGATAGTTGATGTCGGGTGTTTCCCCGCGCTCGGTTGGCCAGGTAAATTTCTCAATGGCCATCAGCCCCTCCCATTTGTCAGGCGCCAGATCGAACCGCCCGGCTGCAACGCTCTGGCAATCGCGGTTTCCGCTTCAGTTTTGGCCGCCTGTTGGATGCTCTTGCCAAGCTGGTTGGTTGTCTCTTGCGAAACACCCGCCCCGTCGCTCCCAGATGTCTGCACCGAGACCGCCACCGGAAAGTTGTACGTGTTGCCCCCACCACCGGACATTGCGGCCAGTGCAGGCCCGCCACCGGTATTCAACGGTGTGACGCTACCGCCGTTGGCACCGGTCATCAGGAACGACCGGCCGCCCTCGTTGTAGAGCTCAGGCCCCAGCTCGTTGACTTCGTACAAAGAGTTCGGTGCAACAGGCCCGCCAGCCGCCCGGTATCCGGAGAAGTCGACACCGGTATAACCGGCTTGCGATGCACCGAGATCCGACGACACGGCACCGGCAGATCCGGCGGCCAATCCGTTCCCGCCGCCACCACCGAAGTACGAACCCGCCGCTGATACGGCAATACCGAACAGAGCGCTGAGCCCTTGAGATGTCGCCTGCCGAGTGGCGATCTTCGCCATGTCCGCCAACACCGATTTGGTGAAGTCAGAAAACGAGAATTTGCCGTTGATGGCGAAGCTGGCTACAGCGTCCTCTGCCGAACTGAACGCATTGGTGAGCAGGCTTTTCGTCTGCCCCGCGGCGTTCTGCGCGGACTCAAGATAGTTCTGCCATGCCGACGAGGCTCCGGCACTCCAGTCGCCCTGGGCTGCTGTCATCTCGTCGTAGTTGGCTTGAACCGTATCGTGCAGGTCCTGCTGAGTGGCCTTCAATGCCGCCAGCTTCTGCGTGTACTCGTCAAGGCTCATGCCGCGCGAGCCATCGCCGTACTGATTCGCGAGATCCAGCTTCTGCTGATTGAAGCGATCGTCGATGCCGTTCTGCTGGCTCATCAGATCGCGCTGACGATCTCCCAGGCCGATGCCCGCCGCCGCACGCTTGCCCTGCTCACGTAGAGTTTTGACTTGTTGCTGCAGCGCGCTGCTATAGGTGTTGACGGCCTCGGTCTGTTTCTTCAGCCGGCCCTCTTCGTTCTTTGCCAGCACGCTCAGCTCGGTGTCAGCGTCCTGCTGCACCTTGACCATGGCGGCCCGGGCGTCGGCTATTTTCTGGTCAAGCTGAATGCGCTGCGCCGCCGATGTGCTCGTCTTGCTCTTGGCCGCTTCAAGTGCGGCGATCTCAGCCTCATACGCAGCAGTGACCTCATCTCGCTCGTTGCCGATCATGGCTTCACGCGCTTGCAGGTAGTCTGCCTGCGAGATCAGCCCGGCCTTCTGCGAAGCCTCCAAATCCTTTTGCGCATTTTTGTACTCGGCGAGCACGGCATTGAGCGCGTTTTTCGAATCGTTGAACCCGGATAGATCGACGCTGCCAGCGCCCGCCTTGGCATCCTTGTTTTGGTCGTCGATTGCCTTGCGCAACTGGTCGTAGGCGCCACCGGAAAACTTCTTCCCGTCAAACTGAACGCCATCGAGCAGTGCGGACTTTTGGCCAGTCTTCTCCGTGTTCTGATAGAGCTCGGTGAATTGATCGTTGAGCTTCTTGTACGCATCCTTGCGCTTTGCGAGCGGGTTTAGGTTGTCCATCTGCTTGTCCAGTTCCTTCTGGACAGCGATCAATTCCTTGTTCGCCCGAGTCGCTTCGCCAGTCGCGGCAGTGTTGCTTTCGCTCGCTGATAAGCGCGCCTTCAGTCCTGCAAGCTTGGCCTCCAGTGCTGGCGTCGAGTCATCGTTCTCACCGTCGTTCAACCCCAAAAAGGAATTGAGTGAGCTCAGCCCATTCGATATCGCACCTGTGACCCCGCCCCCTTTCCGAGTATCCAGCACGCGCTGGGTGATCTCGATCTGCTTTGCCAAGTCAGGGAAAATCTCTGCCCGGACTTCAGCGTAGGCGCCCTTGATGGCCACCTTCACTCGATCCCAATCCCGTTCGATATCGAACAGCGATTCGCGGTAGTTCTTCAAGCGCTCCTGGGCCGACTGATTGAGATCTTCACTCAGGGTATCCAGCGCTCGCTGATGGTCGCCCTGATCATCAATCGCCTTGATCGTCTGGTACTGCTCGTAGGTGAGCAGCCCATACTGGTCGCTGATCTTCTCCGCCGCTTCTGTAGCGGTGTCGCCGGCATTCGCGAGCGACTTGGCGACGTCTCCAGCGCCCTTCCCTGTTACCTCACCAATTGCTGCCGCGGCCTGAGCCAGGTTCTGCATTTGGACGCCGCTGGTAGCGGCACCGGAAGCCAGTGCAATCACCGCCTCGCGAGCGCCTGCAAAGTTCTCAGTGATCGCCCCGGCGGTATCGGCCATCACCTTGAGGCTGGCAATGCTCTGACCGGCATCGTTCGATCCGCCGTTGATGGCGACGTTGAACTCGCGGGCCTGCTTCTGTGCGTCGAAGTAGGCATAACCCAGAGCGCCGAGGACACCGGCCAGCAATCCGGCGGGAATCAGTGCTGCGGCCAGGCTCTTGGCAGACGCGCCCGCACCAGCGCCCAACTGAGCGACAGCCCGCGCACCACTCCCCCAATCCCCAGACTGCAGGGCATTGGTCAACTGCATCACGTTTTCTTGCGCCTGGCGGGTGCCGAGCTTCAGCTTGTCGAATGCAGTTTCTGTCGCGGTCAGACCGTCACGGTCTTTGCCGATCTTCGCCAGCGCCTCACCGTAACGAGTCGCGTCGATCTGGCCGGCCTTGTACAGATCGTTGAGCGCTTTCTCCTGCGCCTCCAGCTTTGCCAACTTCGCAGTGACCGGGTCGATGCCATTGACCGTGCGCTTCAACGCTTCGATCTGACGGTTTTCAGCGTCGATCAGCCGCTGCTTCTGCGCCATCTCCTTGGCTTCGGCTTTCTCGATCCGCTCATACGCCTTGCCAAGCCGATCCTGATAGGACTCCTGCTGCTCGATGGTGACGAGACCGCCCTTGCGAGCGCGCTCCAGCAAGCCTTCAGCCTGGATCAGTTGCTCCATGCTGCCGATGTTGCCGGACATCGCCTTGTCGAGCTGGCTGATGATTGCGATTTCACTGGCCGCGCTGGCACCTGCCTTGCGGCTGGCATCGACTTGTCGCTCTTTGGCGCCCGTGGCCTTGTCGATGCCCTGAGCAGCCTCATTCTCGGCCTGACTGATCTTCTTGCCAGTGTTGGCCAGCCCCTCGCCGGACTTGCCGAGATCATCGATCGCTTTTTCGGCATCGGCCGCCGAATCGACCAGTTTGTCGAGATCGTCAGCCGCTTTGGATGCAGACGAGGAGTTCACCTCGATGCCGAGGGAAGCGAAGGTGGTGCTCATTTACTATCCCTCTGTTCCGCCATCACCCGCAGGGCTTCGGCTTCCATGACGCGGATATCTGTAAAGACGTCGGCGACTTCCGACCGGGTAAGGCCGAGAAAGCCGGCGACATGGCGAATTGACGTGTAATCGAGTCCGGTAGCGCCGCACGCGCCTGTACGCCACTGAGTGCCCATGGCCTCGAAGACCTTGAAGGCTTGCCAGACATCAGGCCAGACCTCGCAGATCTCATCGGGCATGTCACGAAGAGAAAGGCCGAAGGCCGCCAGCGACTCGGCTGACGGCCCCGGCTCGTACAGCTTGCGGGAGACGCTTAGGAGTTTCCCAACCGGGCCTTGCTGAAAGCATCGGAATAAGCGGCCAGCACGGCGCCCGGAGTGGCGGCGATGGAGCTGACCAGGATGCGCAGGTTTTCGTCGGTGAACTCTTCGGCGATATCCCAGCCGGCGACGATCGCTTTCAGTTGCTCGACCTGCAGATCAATCAGCAAAGCCGTGAACTGCTCAATGCCAGCCTCTTCCGCTTTTTCCTTGAGCGCCTTGTGACGCTCGCCCCACTCTGCGTAGAGGCCAGCCAGTTCGGTGCGATCGCGATATTTGAACTCGAACTCAACGCTGACCGGGTCACCACCCACCGTTGGCAGCATGACGACGTGATTGAAGGTTGGATTCCGGGCGAGTGTGAACTTTGCCATGTGCCTTCCTTACGCCGAGGCGCTGTAACGGGTTGGGCGACCGGTCAGCGCGATGCTGATAACGCGGGTCATCAGATTGTTGCGCGACATGGTCGGGGTCGAAGTGATTGAGACGTAGCCGTTATAGATGATGCGGCTGCCGCCCGGCAGGTTCAGGCGTAGAACGCGGGCCTGCTTGTCGTCGTCAGCCTCCTCGCAAACATCGACATAGGGCTGCGACGGATCGTCGGCGACCGTGATGGTCAGCGTGATCGGGTTCTTGGTCGTCGGCATCTGGCGGTCATCATCGTCAGCCAGGAAGCCGAACGTCAGAAACTGCTGGTCGCCGCCGCTCGAGCCGAGCTCGGTGATTTTCGAGATCTCGGTGAAGGTCGTCACCTCGCGAGCGGCACCGACGCCCGAACCGTCTGGATACTGCTGAATGTTCGTGGTGTTCACGCCATCGAGCGCAAAGGTGCCGCTACCAATCTCGCCGACTTGCACGGCGCGGCCGTCCAGGCGGGTCCAGCCAGAGCTGAGGGCGATGATGTCGCCCTCGGCCAGACCGTGGGCTACCGCGGTCGCCACTGCCGGGTTGGCATTGGTCAAGGCAGTGAATGGGATTGCAGCGCCATAGGCGGAAGCAATTTCGAACGTCGCGCCGTTGGGCATTTGAATGCCGGCCATGGGTTTTCCTCTCTTCAGAAATGACAAAACCCGCTCAATGGCGGGTTCTGGGTTTGCCCAATGGGCGGTTTAGATGTTGCTACTCAAGCTTCATATTGTTACGGACTTCATCCAGCGGTATGCCGGACTTCGAACCGACAACCACGCCGGTGAGCCCGCAGTGTGGGCAACAAGCATGCAGTTCTTCGTACCACTTAATGATTTCGGCCGGCTTCAGCCATGCGCCGCACCCAGTGCATAGGCACCGGTCGCTCCCGCCAATTTCCTCACGGTTTCGATAGCAATGGGCATCCACCATTTCGCCGAGGTATTGAAGCCGTTGCTTCCGATTTTCATCCATCACCAATAGCTCTTAAGAGTTGATGACGGGATTCTACCTCAGCAGATCAGTCGGTATCGGCTCGGTACATGAACGACACCGGTACGGTGAAGGTCGTGTCGCCTGGAATACCTGGCCCCTGATCGACCGGCGTTATGGCCACCACGGTCAGCGCGCCCTTCGTGTTTCGCTCGTACAGCGGAAACAGCGCGGCGATCTGGTCAGCCAACGCGCCGGCCGCGCCGCGATACTTCCCTGCTGGTGTCACGATGCTGATCTGAAACACCCCCGTGAACAGCTTGTGATCACCGGCAAGCGTGCCGCTTGCGGTGTCGCCCGGCAAAGTGAAAGCTCGCAGGTAGGTGACACCATTTCCGGGCTCATAGGCCTCGTTCTCGACGACGACCTTGATGGGTGTCGGCAAAGCCTTCGCCCAAGCGATCAGCCGGGCTTCGTAGATCGAAGCGATGATGTTGTGGCTCATACCTGATTGTTCCTGGTGGCTTCGTCGACGATCTGCTGGAATCGCGCGAGCGTGATACGCACCATGCCGCCCGGTGCCTGTTTGGAATGGCCATACTCGAGCGGCACCGCATATGGCAGGTTGTTCACGATGTACGCCGTTTGCCCGATGGTCAGTTGTTCGACCTGAAGCCTGAGCTTTGCCAAGGTGATGCCGCCGGCCGGATCGACCTGATCAAGTTCGCCTTCTGCCGGCGCCCCGATCGAGAACTGCCAGTTCCCGCGGAATCGGCCGCCGACGTAATCCTTGCCGGCAACCAGTCCATTTACGTTGAAGTTCTGGTCGCGCTCGGTCTTTGTCAGCGGCTTGGCGTACTTCACGCCGCGCTTCAGCTTCCCGGCCTTGGTGAAATTGCTCTCGTCGAGATTGATGAGTGTGTTGCGCACGGCGACTTTGAAATCGTAGTCATCGGCAGCGCGGGTGTTGGTCGCGCGATGCGCCACGTTCGCGGCCCAGATCTCGGGGTTGCCCACCGGTGACATGCGGATGACGCTGCTGCCGATCTCGATAACGATCTCGCGGAAGGTGGCGTCGAGCCCGGCCTGGGCCTGCTCGGCAAACTGGCGGATGTTCTCGGCAAAGCTGCCGTTGAGACCTGTGTATTTACTCACGTCAGACCCTCAACTGAATGGTCCAGGTGGCACCTGCAGGATCCTGAGCGACGTTCAGCGCGCGCTTGCCGCCAATGATGTCACCATTTTTTGGAGTGGCAGCCTCTGCTGTTGGCTCTCCCATCACGGTGATGAATAGCTCGTTTTGCAGTACCAGCAGCTTTTCGTCGGTCGTCTGGATCAAGGAGCCGTCGATTTCTTTGGCCAGGTAACTGCCAAATACTCCACGACCGCCGTAGGTGGTGGTCACTTCGGGGGCGCCACCCAAGTCAGGGTCATAATCGCCCACAACCTTGCGCACACCTGTCACTGGCTTCACCGCGTCGGCAAGGCCATCAGGATCATCGAACGCCTCAGCCATTTCGGCCTGTATCTCTTCGCGCATGCCCATGATCAGGTCCTCTTGAGCATCATTACGCCGGAGCGCTTGATCCAAGGATCGAGCAGCGCCAGGGCAAAATTCACGCCCGCTGACTGATCTGTAGAGCCCGCCACGTAGGTCTTGCTCACTGAAGTGCCGGACTGAGCCGATACGGTCTTGCTCTGCACTTCTTTCTGCGTGGACGTGTACAGCTTGCCCGCCGCCGCCTCTTTCGCGACCTGGGCGCCGGCTGTTTCGATCTCGGCCGGTACCGGATCTGGAACAGCCCGCTTAATCTTGGTCGTGAGCCAGGCATTGGCCATGGTCACGGCAAGGACCGGATCACCGGTGCCGGCCCAGCCAGG